ATTTTCGCAGCTTCTTCAATAATGGCAAATTCAACAGGATATGGGTGAATATAATTCAAGCGAATCTCCTCTCCTTTCTTAAAATCACGATCGCATCGTACAGCAATCTGACGTTCGACTTCCACAACATTCACACGGTCAGTCTCAACAAAAGTTGCCTCGACAACTTCGGAATTCACCTGACCGATGAGAATGGTAGCCATCTCATCAGCGCTAATAGTAAATTCGTCACCCGATGGGGTTGTGAATTTCATTAACTTTTTTTCGATCGCTTCTTCGTTGTAGTTCACCTGTAGCGTGAAACCCGGCTTCTTCAATTCAGCTGCTTTTTTCATTGTGGTGTAAAGTTTTGCTTTTTAATGGCATCAAGGCTATTGATAAATTTTATGATCATCTCTCCCTGAGCATCCATCGTGACAGCATTCACGATAGTCGCGTACTCAGTATCACCGACAAGTTTCTCTTGTCGTGAACACTCTTTAAGAATTTGAATCACGATAGCAACGTGAGCGCTATTTGCGAATTCAATTTTCTGTTTGAGGATATTTGGGTCTTCAGGCATATATTTTTATTTACGCTCCCGGAAAGAATGGGAGTTGTGCAGCTCGCCCCATCGACGCATCGTTCGCTGACCCCATTGGACTTTGAGGTCGAGCAATCTGCTCAGGACCTTTCGGTCGAGCGAGATTTGGATCGGATGATTCTCCGGGAATTGCTGCTGGATTCTCCCGTTTCACTGGAGGTATAGTGCCGGGAGTTTGGGGTGGGATGTCGTTTGTTTGTGAAGGCTGAAGACCCGCTTGACCTTCGATCTCCCTCTGAACATCAGCTGGAGCATCCTTGTACAACTTCGTCTTATCGATCGGAGCTTCCGCAGATGGAGGTGGAATCTCTGACGGTTGCAATGAAATAATCGCATCGTACATCGCCTTCGGGATGTAGTCATAGATATTTTCCTTCTGGATTTTGAGCATGCGCTCGAATGCACGAAGCTGCACTGAAGCCGCTTCGGGGTCGTTGTTTCGAAGTTGGAAAATAAGATTGATCTGATTCGTGATGACCGGAGAGATAGCCATGTAATTCTGCTTCTGAATTTCCATTGAAGGAACAAGCATTGAATCCGGGTCGATGATGAACTCGAGATACGTTTTTTTATGACCATGATCACCCATCTCTTTGTAGAGATTTCGAGCTGAGATAGTTCGAGTCGGCACATCTTCAAGAAGCTCACCGTCAGGAGTGAAGTCGAAGTTGAGTCGAAGATTTCGTGACGCAGTTACAACGTGACCAACAATAGTCTCGCCATCGTCTCCCGTAACGGGTTCTGTTTCGATGAAGTAATCAGGGTTCTGTTTTGCGAATTCCGCAACACTCTCGTCTGAGTCAATGAGGAAAACTTTATCCACAGGGTACGTCTGTTCGATCCATGAAAGTGCGATATGTGCGTCAGTTTGAAGCGCATTCATCATTGAGTTTCGTGGAGGGGTGAGTCGGTTATATGCAGCCTCTTTCAAAATAACGGTAGCTCCGAGAGTCGCTTCGGAGTTCTGTCCGGCAACAATGTTATTGACTCCCGTATTCTCCTCGATTGCGACTTTTTGTCGTTGAGCAAAGTCGATACCTTGCTGAACATTTCCTGATGTCTTGATGACATCGATCTGTGTTCCCGGATTCTTCGGATTGATCACGTTCGGTGAACGTCGATATGTGTTGGTTCCGTTCTGAACTTGAGGTCCAAACAAGAGAGGGAAGATTTCCGCTTCCACTTGCTGTGCATTGAGTGAGTTGATGTATGTAAAGAGCGCAGTGTTTCCTCTCATCATTTCGTAGAGTCCAACTCCGTACGGGTCGAGGATATTTTTTACGAAGCATCGCGCAACGAGGATCGATCCGTATGAATCGTCGTTCGGAAGTTCACCATCGTAGATGACAAATTTTCCGCACTTCACCACGTAGCGGTTAAGCAGTACGTTTTCGTAGTATCCGATCGTGTAAGAATTTTCAGCGAGTGTTTGATTCTCAGCCTTCGCTTCCTCTGAAGTATCTTCACCCATATTGAGCTCCTGATACGTCGTTTTCTCGAGATAATTTTTCTTTCGCTTGTGCTGTTCCGCTTCAGGAACCATCTTGAAAAACTCATCCTTTAAGATGTCCTTTTCGTAATAAACCTCGAAGGCTGACCAGTAATCACCGATGTTCTGTCCGATGCCAAGCCATGTTCGGTTCGGGTCCATCGGCTCTCGATACACATCGTCGAAAAGAATCTTGTCGATTCCATTTCGCTTCACTGAGACACGGCGAGGGTATGTTCTCCACGCAGCCCATCCGTAGGTGAGCAAGTTTTGATATGTACGCTCAAGAGTGTTCTGACCATTCGCGCCTTTCAGCGTCCATGTTCGTTTCCAAAGTTCGTATGATGCTTTGTTGTAGACCTTATCGTCTCCGATGACTTGAGCGTCCGGAACTTTACCGGCGAGGACACTCGTTGCAATAAGTATTTTTGAAAGGGCGATAGGTTCTTGCGAGACGGGTACTCCAGAACGATTTTCATTGCGATCAGTAAGTTTTTGTGGGTATACATTTATGTCGTAAGCGCCATTAGACATCTTGTTATAAAAAACCATCGAGCCCCACCCTGTCTTTTCGTAAATTTTCTCACCATACGAGACAGTAGTGTTGATGATATTCTGATCGATCTCTTTTGAAAGCTCATCGAACCGCTGACGGTACTGAGATTTCTTCATCAGCTTCTTTTTTTCGTCTACGAATTTACAAGATTCGATATCAGCTTTCGAAGTTGATTTTTTAGAACCCTTTGAAGGAGCAGTTCCATCATCGAGGGTTGGTGTTTCATTTGAAACTCCTGCGTAGTCATCCATATGCACAATAGTATTAGGTTTCCGTGAATAAACAAGCTACCATCTGTCAACATTTTCTGCTTTTTCCAGAAAACTTTTCCACTTTCGGGGCAAAGAAGTAACCTTTTGAAAAACTTTTCCACTTTCTTCGAGAAGATCTCTTAAATTTTTGTAAGGGGTTGATCTTTTTGTTGCTTCGGTTTCGCGGTGAGCGATGTTCGCGATGAAAGACGACATTCTCCCCGGGTTGTAAGTTGTGATGGAGTGCTTTATATCTCCTTGCCATATGTTTTTCATATTTCTCGGACTCCTGACCCTGACTGATGAGCCGTTACTGGA